CAAATCTCCACGTGGTCGTGGAGGCCCGCCACGATGGGTGACTGGCTGCATGTGCTGGCCCGGGAGTGCAAGCGCACCAGCCAGGCAGCAGTGGCCGGCGTCCTCGGTATCTCGCCCGCGACCATCAACCAGGTGCTGCAGCAGAAGTACAAGGGCCAGACCGAGCGCATTCAACGGCTCGTGGAAGGCCGTTTCATGGGCGCGCGCGTGGAGTGCCCCGTCATCGGCGACATCCCGCGAGACCGCTGCATGGAGCATCAGGCGCGGCGGCTGTTCGCGGCCACCAACCCGCTGCGCGTGCAGCTCCACAAGACCTGTCCCACGTGTCGCCACAAACTTGGAGGCAATCAGCATGAATGACCTCGACATCGACCGCTGGTCCGAGATCTACATCGCCAATCCGGCGCTGCGCGTGCGCGGCCTAACTCTGACCCAGTTCCTCGCGGATCCCGAGGCGCGGCTATCGGAGAGTGCATTCGGCACCGTTGCGCCATTGCCGGCCGACGAGGAGTTTTATCCCCTGTTGTCGGTCCAGCGCCGCGTCGCCGCGCGTGTGGCCGCCGCTGAGTCGTTCGCCGTAGTGGCCGAGCAGGTCGAGGCCGAGCTCACCGTGCACGTCGAGTGCCGGCACGCCGGCGACCATTACATGGAACCGCTGCGCCACCACACCTACGAGATCAACCGCGCGCGGATGCGGAGAGTGCTGTGACGCGCGAGGCGAGTGCGGAGCTGGTGGCAGAGCTGGTCGCTATCGTCCAGGCGCGCCCGGCCGGCTGCGCGCTGGCGGCCATCTACGCCGTCTCGGATCTGGCCGGCGACCAGGCGGAGGCGGCCGCCGCGTTGCGAGAGGCGCACGAAAACGGCCTGGTCCAGCGCCACCAGGGCATGTATTTCCCGCTTGGAGTGACAGAGGAACCACCAGTGCAAAGTAAACGTAATGCACCAACCCAGGACGACATCCTGCGATTGCTCCCGGCGACCGCCGGCGAGCTCGTCAATCAGACCGGCCGGACCCCGGCTGGCATCTACAGCGCGGTCTACGAAATGAAGAAGGCTGGGATCGTCGCGAAGGACGGGCAGCAGTACGTCCGCGCCGGGACTGGCGGCGCGAAACAAAAGGATGGCAAAAACGGCAAGGGGGGGGGCGAACGTGCGGCGGCGTAAGCAACCAGAAGCGTCGCGCGTCATTGGTGCCATCAGGAAGGAGCTGGCCCGCCGGGAGGTCCCGCCAACACGGGCGCGCGAGTTGTCGCCGGAGGATCAGGTGGAGCTGTTGCTTCAGCGCCAGGCGATGGCCGCCCAGGACGCGCTCGATGAATATGTGGCAGCCGTCTGTGATCCCGAAGTCCTCGCCGCATTGCGCGCCGCCCTGGAGAAGCTCCGAGCCGGGAGGGTCGCGTGAGCGCCGGCAGTCCATCGACTCGCGTCTCCCGTGAGTTGCAGCAGATCGCCGACGAGCTGAGCGCCCGACTCGAGGGCGTTGCCGGGCGCCCGGTCGCCTTCAGCTTGTTCGTCTGGACGGAGGGCCGGGCCAACTATGTCGCGACGACCAACGACCGCGCCGCCGTCAAGGCCCTGCTGCACGAGTTCATTGCCTGCTGGGACGCCGGCATGCCGGATGTGCCGGCCCACCAGGTGAGTTGATGCAGACCATCACCCGCGACGCGGTGCTCGCTGCTCTGACCCGGCACATCGGCCGATGCAACGGCGTGACCGCCCAGCACCTGGTGCGGGAGATCCGCGGCGATATGGATTTGCCGTTGTTCATCGAGGCCGCCGAGGAACGGCAGTTGCGCGAGGTCATCGTCGCGCTCCGCTGTGAGGGCCATCACATCGGCGCGCACCCGTCCAGCGGTTACTACATCTGCGCCACGCCCGAGGAGCTGGACGAGGCCTGCCTGTTCCTGTTTGACCGCGCCATGACCAGCCTGCAGCAGGTCAGCGCCATGAAGAAGGTTTCATTGCCGGATTTGAAGGGGCAGCTGCGGCTGCCCACGTAATAGGAGGAACCATGAAACTCGAAGACATCGAAAACCTGACCCGCGCGTATGCCGTGGCTCGCAAGACCCTGGCGGGCGCCGTCGGCAAGCTCCAGGAAGACATAGACACGGCCAAGCGCCGGCGCATGCAATCGATCAAGGACGCCGTCGCCGTCGCGGCCGATACGCATAGTAAGCTCTCGGCCGCCATCGATGGGTCGCGGGAGAACTTCGTCAAACCGCGGACCATCACCATCGCCGGTATCAAGATCGGTATGCGCCAGGTGAAGGTCGGCATTGCCCTCGAGAAAGAGGACGAGGATGCCGTCATCGCCCGCATCCGCGCGCAACTACCGAAGGATCAGGTCGAGCTGCTCATCCGCAAGAAGGAGAGCGTGGACCGCAATGCCCTGGTTGACCTCTCCGAGCCGGATCTGAAACGCCTCGGGGTCAAGGTGATAAAGGTGCACGACGAGGTCTACATCAAGCCCACGGACGGCGAGGTCGACCGGCTGGTAAACGCGCTGCTCAAGGAGGCGGAGATCATCGAGGGGCAGGCGGCATGAGCTGCTGTCCGGTCTGCACAGGCCCACGCCGCCCTGAGCACTTGATGTGCGGCACCTGCTGGAGCCAGGTGCCGCGGCAGATCCGCCGCGCCGTCCACAAGTCCTGGGCGCTCGCGTTCGGCGAGCGCTTCCGGCGCCTGCGTACACGCCAACACCTGGCTGATTACGCCAAGGCGCGCGATGCGGCCATCGGATCCGTCCGCGCAAGGGTGGCGGCATGATCTGGTGCTTCGAAGAAGCGCGCCTCATCGAGGCGCTCAAGGAGGCCGGCGACGCGATGCTCGCGGCAGGCACGCCCACCGAGGAGGCGGAGCGGCTCGTGAACCACGTGCTTCAGTTCTTGCGCAGCGACATCGCCCTCGCGCACAAGCTCATCGTACAGAGCGGCAAGGCCGCGGGAGGAGAAGATGCAACAACTGCAACGTGATGCACGCTGGCTGGACTGGCTGACGCTGGGTGTATTTTCGCTCGTGCTGGCCGCCTCTCTGGCCGTCGCGTCGCCACTGTTCGGCACACCACCGGTCTATGGTCCCTACCGGCTGCACGTTATCCGCGTCGTCGACGGCGACACCATCGACGCGGAAGTGGCGCTCTGGCCGGGGCTGTCGCAGCGCACGCTGGTGCGACTCGCCGGCGTCAATGCCCCGGAAATCAGGACCCGGGATGACTGCGAGCGTGACGCAGGCCGGGCCGCGACCGCATTCGTGACGCGCACCCTGCAGGCCGCGCGCCGGGTCGAGCTCGACGCCGTTGACCTGGACAAGTACGGCGGCCGCGTCGTGGGCGTGGTCTACGTCGACGGCCGCTCGCTCGGCGAGCTGCTCGTCCAGGCCGGCCATGCCCGCCCGTACGACGGTGGCGCGCGCGGATCGTGGTGCAGCCCATGATGCTGCCTGACCGATTGGATCCGTTCCTGTGCCGCATAAAAAACTGGCGAGGCGACTACTGCGGCGCCGTGGACGTAGTCAGCCGGCTCTCGATGGTCGGAACATTCGACGAACTCCAATGCTACCGAGCGCTGCAGGTCGCGGGTTTGCAGGCGACGGTCCGTACCGCCATTGAGCGGCGTCTCCGCAAACTCCAGAAGGGAATCGTGAAATGATCCCGCACGCGCTGCCCTGGATTGTCCGGGCCATCTGCCTGCTGTGGCGGATCCGGACTGGCGAGCCGGACCTGTACATCGGCGGCCGTGACAATCCCTACCTGCTGCGCTGGCACCTGCTAAGGAAGGACAGCCGGCCGCTCAACATCTACCTGCATCACATGGTTCGCGATGACGATGACCGTGCCCTGCACGATCATCCCTGGTGGTTCGTCTCCGTCATTCTCGCCGGCGGCTACGTGGAGGTGGTGCCGCGCTGGCCAGACACCTGGCTCATTCTCACACGCAGCATCTGGTTCGATACGCCCCCGGCACAGGGATCACCATACTGGCGGTGGCAACTGCAACAATTGAATGAAGTCGAGCGCCGTCCGGGCGCCGTACTGCTACGTCGCGCCCTCTCCATACACCGCCTCGTGCTACGTCGGCCGCGCCACCTGGGCGGTGAATCCTGGAGCCTGGTCATCACCGGCCGGCCGCGCCGGCGCTGGGGCTTCTACTGCGAGTCCGGCTGGCGCGACGCCCAGGAGTTCGCCCGAATCACCGACACCGAATCCGTCCGCTCGCGAGGGTGCGACTGATGCCGACCGGTGACTATCCCGCACACTGGCCCGAGATCAGCAGGAGGATCCGCGCCCGCGCCGGCGGGCAGTGCGAGTGCACGGGGCAATGTGGCCTGCACCGCGGCAATCGCTGCCTCGAGCGCGACGGCCAGGCCGCGCAATGGGCGAATGGCCAGGTCGTACTGACCGTGGCACACCTCAACCACTACCCGCCAGACTGCCGCGACGAGAACCTGCTGGCAATGTGCCAGACCTGTCATCTGCGCTACGACCAGGTGCTGCACGCCCGGAACGCGCACGAGACCAGGCGGTCCCGACGCGCTGACGGAGATCTCTTTGCATGATGCTCGTCGAGGCGATCGCGTGACCGCGACGTCGCACCAGCCTGGTCGCAGTGCTTACATCCTCATCGCCTACAGCGGCGTGTACGAAGAACGTTGCACTCGGTTGGTAAGGGCGTTTCTCGACTTGGACACAGCAGAGGGATTCATGCTGGCACTCCGCTCTGCCGCCGGGGCGCTCCGCCAGCAGTGGCTCGATTGGTACTACGAGCAAGATCAGGATGACTTTGAGAAGTGTGATAGGAAGCGCAGGCGCCTAGAACGTCAATGTCTCCTTGACCCTCAGGTGAGCTTGGATGACGACACGGAATATGTGCTGCAGCGGATCCTGTTGGACGAGTCGACACCGTGAGTCACAGCCCTCCCATTGACCGCCGCAAGTCCGAGCTGGCCAGCATCCATATTGAAGCCAAAAAACTCGGCCTCATCCGCATCGGCGACGACGGCGCCTACCGCGACATGCTGTTCACCGTCGCCAGAGTGCGCACGGCCCGGGACCTGGATGCCGACGGCCGGCGCCGGGTGCTGGACCACCTGGCGGCCCTGGGCGCGCCGGCACACCGCGGCGGCCGCCACCATGCCGGCGCACCGCGGAACATCGACAGCGCCGACCGCGGCCCGATGTGGCACAAGATCGAGGCCTACCTCGCCGAGGCGAAGCGGCCCTGGTCGTACGTACGCGCGGTGGGCGCGCGAATGTTCCATGAGGATCAATTCGTTTTGGAGTTCGCGTCGCCGGCACAACTCCGCGCCTTGATCGCCGCTCTGGAGACGGACGCCCGGCGACACGGGAGGCGGACTGCATGAGCGCGAGTGCGGCACTGCTCTGCCTGTCAATGGCCATCTATCACGAGGCGCGTTCCGAGCCACTGGTCGGCCAGGTTGCCGTCGGCTATGTCGTAATGAACCGCGTCCGCTCACC